CGGGCTTTGAGGGCCTGCGCCAGTTCTGCCAGCTCTGAACTGCCAGCGTCCCGCATGGCAATCAGGCTCTTGAAGCCTTGGTTGATGACAACCAGGGCATCGCTTCGTGAGAGCCCAGCGTCCCGCGTGAGCAGCCTCTCGAAATCTCGTTCTGTCCAGTCGTTTTTGACGGACTCGACCCGCGCCTTTCCGTTGGCGGGGCGCGTGACAATGGACACTTCGATCAGGTCGATGCGTTTGAGCTTGCGTTTTGGGTCTTCCGGCTTGCTGCGCGGCTCCCATTCCTTGGCGATGTAGCCAATGGACATGCCATCAATCGCGGGGCGTGGGCTCATCTTCATGAGCTTGTACATTTCCAGGCCGCGCGGCGTGTCTGCCAGTTGTCCGGTGACTTTCAGACCGTGGCCGTCTTCGGCAAAGTCCGTCCAGACGCCGATGGGCGTCATGTCTTCGGCGCTCATCTGCCAGCCGCCGTGCTGCGACAGCATCGCTGGCCATGGTTGGTTGCCAGACTTCACATCGGCCAGGAATTTTGAGAAAGCACCGGCCTCGATCACGTCGCCGTAGCTGTCCACGTTTCCGAACACCGCGCCGTAGCCGGTGAAACTCATAGCCTGCGCGCCATCGTCGGCGGCAAACTTCAGTTCACGCAGGGTGCAAGTCAGGTTCTGCACAATGGTTGCCATATGGCTCCTTACAGTAAAAGTAGTAGCAGGCTGTCGTCTTCGCGTAGCTGCCTGCTGTTGTCTGCCATTGGGATAGGCTGTGCGTAAAAGCGCGGCTTACCGACTGGTTTTCCTGCGGCGCTGGTCGAGGTCAAGCTGCCAAGCGCTATAAAAGTCATGCTGGCGCTGCCATACATTGCATTGGGGTCGCTGATTCGATCCCATGTTTGCGCCCAACTGTTGCCCCAGCCGTTGAAACTTGATGTCACTGCGGCCCCCATTCCGTGCCTGGTTGGCCGTCTCCCGTTACCGCTACGTCATTGACCAACTTGATGTTCACCCCCGGTGGGCTGGCGTTCATCGCGGCCAAGATGGCGGCAGTGGTCAAGGTGGCCGTGTCCACAGTCGATCCAGACATTGAGCCAATCGCATACGGCACCAGCGCCCCCGTAATCGTGAAGCTGGCCGCACCCGTGCCGCTGGCCTCTGCGCCCAGCGGTGGCGTGTTCGTGCTCAGCGTGAACGATGCTTCGCCGATGCCATTGAGCGAAGCCGTCAGCAGCGCATTGGCGAACGTGAAAGCCAGCGATGCAACGCCCGAGCCGGACGAAATAAGCTGCCCCGCCGCATCCGACACCGTGAACGTCAGGGTGCTGGTGCCTGTCGTGGTAACACCTCCCACCATGCTTGCAGTCGGCGACAGGCTCAGCGCGGTCACGTTGCGGCTGCTCATGCCGCCTGCTGTCTTGGGCAGCACCCAGGCGCTGGGGCTCAAGTGCCCATCAGGTGTGGCGCTCTTGGCGTAGAACGATTGGTAAGCGTTGCGCTGCATCCCGTGCTTGTTAAGACCACAGCGCATGGACGCAACGCCGCCGCCCGTCGTCCCGTAGCCGTTCAGAAAACGACCGGGCGACTTGTGCAGGACGGAGCCGTTACCAATCAGGGCCATTTATGCCCCCCATCCAAATTCGAGGTGGCCACTGATAGGTGATGCCACCGGAGTCGCGGACCCAGCCAGCATGAGCCATGCAAGGCAAGCGCCGTCATACACCTTGGGCATCGAAGCAAACTGGTTGACCAGATCGCGTTCTGCGGTCACGCCCAGCGTGGTAATTGGCAGCGTAAGCAGAGGCTTGCACAGCACCAGATTCAGCACGCCAGACAGGTAGGACGCAGAGATGGTCACGGTCTGCACAGAGCGGATGCCTGCATCGCCAGCCTGCAACGGCATGAATGGGCCGAACTTACCAGCACCAGTACCGGAGTAAACGATGCTGGTGACTGCTGCCGCCGTGTTGCCGATTGGCAGTGTTGCGGGAGTGGCACGCGATGCAGTGCCAACGCTGTTGGTGTAGCCGATCGACAAGTTTGGTGTGGCCGCGCCCATCACAGTGGAAGGTGTCAGGAATGCCTGAACACCAGCGCCGTCTGTGTAGCGCGGCAGCGTTACCGTGTTGTTCAGCGTCTGTGCCGTGGTAGTCGTGACCGATGTGATTGGATAGAACCCGAGCAAATCCACCAGCATCAGCACACAGGGCGCGGTGGTCGCGGCTGCGGTCTGCGCGGCAGCGTTCAACAGCACCTTAAAGCCGCCCACATTGCCGCCGTGCGGGAGGCCCGTGGCGTTGGGGGTGGCATCCGTCAGGGCCTGAAATGCCAGGTTGGTGCCCGTACCCAGGATGGTGTCAGCACCGGGGTTGCCGCCGCCACGGAACAGGCTGTACCACGCGCCAGCCGTGTGCGCGGTGGTGGCAAAGGTACTCTTTTGCCAGTCGGTGCGGTAGCCGCGGCCTGAGACGGTCAGGCTGTTGATGATGTCGTCTTGCGAGGTAAAGCCAGCCATGTCAGTTCCAGGTTGTTTCGATGACGCCGTGGATCGGCGCGCCCGATAGCGTCCCGTTCGGCAAGGCGATCAGGTTGAGGTAGGCGTCGTCTTTGATCTCGGGCATCGAGGCCATGTCAGTGAAGTAGTCCACTTCGGTCGGTGCGTCGATGCCGAACAGGGCGAACGTCGCCAGCGGCTTGACCAGCGCAAGAGCGAACAAGCCCACATCACCCGCACCTCCGATGGTCACGGACTCCACCGAGCGAACCCCGCTATCCCCCGCTTGCAGGCTCAGGAATGGCCCGTTGTTGGGGTAGCTGCCGTTGGCCTGCATGCTGTGCAAAATCGTGCCGTTGACGAACTGCGTGGACATGACATGGCTCTTCGATATGCGCCCTGCCACACCGTCCTGGTTGGTGTAATTCACTGTGAACGGCTGCCCGCCCGTCTGCCCGGCGACAACCACGGGCATCAGTTGCACGCCTGCGCCATCGGCATACCGTGTCGGCGCGGTGGTGTTGTCCATGAACTGCTCATCCAGCACGCTCTCGTCAATGAAGCCGTAGAAGCCGATGTAGTCCAACAGATTGCAGCTCAATGGTGTTGCCGTCGCTGTGGGCGTCATCGCCATCAGCTTGCGCAAGAACTTCTTTTGGCCTTGCGCGTTGACATTCCCACCGTGGCGAATGCCGCCGTCCGTGCTCTGCTTCAAGGGCACGAACACGCCAGGCGAGCCAATGTAGTAATTGGGGGCCGGGTTGCCCGGGCTCATGGAGAGATCGAACCACACCCCCGCCGCCGTGGTCTGCGTGGCCTGCTTGCGAAAACTCGCGTACAGGTAGCGGCCCGCGTCTTGCGCGTCGGACAGCTCACGAAGATTGCGGAAGCCGGGCATGGTCAGTCCGCAGAGATGCTCAAAGCGCCAGGGGCAAACTGCGGCTGGATGCCAGAACTCACATTCAGCGTCGCAGACAGGGCCCCGGAAATCATCATGGCCACAGCGCCAGAAGCGGTGTCCACCACGGCAAAGTGCGTCAGGGCGTTGGTGCCCGCCGTACACGCGCCGAACTGAACCAGGTTGGCATTGGTGAACGGGCTTGACACCCCCGTCCAGGCGGTCGCCTTGGTCAGCGCCACTCGGGCATACCCGGTGTAGCTGGCCTCGGCTGCCAGGCTCCCGGCTTCACCCGGGTCAGCCGTGAAAAGCGCGAGGTACTGGGTAGCGCCCGCACGGTATGCAGGGTCGATGCCGCGCAGGAACACGTCAAGTGCTGCGGCTTCGGTGATGTTGGATAGAGACATTAGGCGTCCTGTTCGATTTGTGTCGCGGTAAGGATGTTCCCGTCGCGGTCGCGGGTGACTGTCGTGTCTGTCTTGCGGGTCGGCAGGCTAACAATGATGTTCGGGGTAGGCATAACAGCCTCAAAACTCACGTTTGGCGCTGCAATATCAACCTTCACCTCTGCCGGGGCCACGTTTATGACCGGGGGCTGCACTTCTGGCAGGTTGACGGTCACTTGTGATGGCTCTTGTTTGGCCGCTTCGTTGTAAATCTTGACCAAGTTTTCAGGCAGATGGATGTGCGTATCGCCTGTTTTTACCTCTGTATTTGGGGGTAAAACAGGCTGTTTTGGGGCCAAAAGGGACATATTTACCAGGGTTTTCACCTCTGAAATGTCTTGAATTGCCCTTTCTACCTGGGCCTCTTGCTTTGCGTTTTGCGCATCCTGAGCGGATGTGTCTACCGGCTCAGGCGCGGCCGTGCTTCCAAGGGGTAACAGCGCTGCGTCGCCGCCCATGGGGTTTAGTTCTTCCAGGGCGCGCACCTCGTCCTGTGTCATCCAGGCCGGAGAGCCGCCAGCGCCTAGGGCCTTGGCGAAATACTCGCTGCGGTCCTTGTGCGAGCCGCGCATGAGCCCGGCAGCATTGAATTTGACAAAGTAGCCTTCGGCCACTTCCTTGTCGGTGAGCAGGTGGCACTCTGCGGACTGTTCGATGCGCTCGTACCAGGGGCT